CAAATGGGCAACCATTAGGTCTAAAGAGCATGACAACAGGAATCTTGGTTACTTACACAGCAACCACAGGTACAGTTGCGGGCTTGTATCCAAAGATTGCAGATTCAATCCAACAGATTCAATCAACAATTTATGCTAACCCAAATGCAATCATCATGCACCCACGCCGCTTAGGTTTCCTATTGGCCGGAGTAGATGGTTCAAATCGCCCACTTGTAGTACCAAATGCTTACAATCCAATGAACGCAATTGGAACAGGCAATGGAACACCACAATACGGCAATAGCGGTTATTCAATTCTTGGATTGCCAATTATTACTGATGCGAACATTGCAACAAATATTGGTGCAAGCACAAATCAAGATACAATCTTTGTGGTTGATCTTAATGAGTGTCATCTTTGGGAAGAAGCCGGTTCACCAACTTATGTTAAGTTTGAAGAGCCAAACGGCAAGGTTGCAATCAACATTGTTATGTTTGGAATGTCAGCCTTCACAAGTTTGAGATACCCAGGCGCAATTGCACAAATAAACGGAACTGGCTTGGCTAGTCCTTCGTTTTAAGTAAAAAATAAGTTTCCAGGCCGCTACCCTTCCAGTGGCCTGGATTCTAACTATGATTGGTATTTAAAGAATGGAGTTTGTCTAATGTCCCAGGGCGAAACAGGATTTGGATACCAATCATGGCTATAACAAATGGATATGCAACACTGGCCGGCATCAAGGCCTACTTATCTATTTCAGATACTACAGATGACACCCTACTTGAGACTTTAGTAGAGTCATCCTCACGCTCTATTGATAAAATCGCCAATCGTAGATTTTATGCAGATGCTACAGCTACAACACGCCTTTACAGAGCTTACTCAGACATTTTTGTTTATACGGATGACATTAGTAGTACCACTGGTCTTATTGTAAAAGTAGATGAAGCTGGCAACGGCACCTACACAAAAACACTCACTTTGAACACAGATTTTATTATGGATCCGCTTACAGCCTCAGCTTTAGGCAGGCCTTTTACGCAATTGACTATGGTTTCTAATACTGAGTCATGGCCTATTTTTCCAGGCTTGACACAAAACGGCTTACGCCCTGGAGTACAAGTTACAGCTAAGTTTGGCTGGCCATCTGTACCAAGTGATGTCAATGTAGCCTGTTTAATTCTTACAGCTGATCTATACAAGCGTAAAGATGCTCCAGGTGGAGTATTAGGTCTTGGTGATCTAGGAGTGATACGCATGTCCCCAGTAGGCAGAGATGTATCTCAAATGGTTAGAGCTTATCAAAAGATTGCAATAGCCTAAATGGTACCTAGTACAGTCAGAACAAATTTAAAGACAGCTCTTACAACGATTACAGGCTTGAGGGTTTTGGATTATGTGCCGGACTCTACAAATGTGCCAACCAACAATGCTTTTGCAGTTATTGGTCAATTGTCTATGAATTATGATTACACACTTAACAGAGGCTTTGATTCTGCAACCTGCAACATAATTGTGATGGTTGGCAGGATGAGTGAAAAAGATGGGCAATCAAGATTGGATGGGCTACTCAGCTCATCTGGTTCAACCTCAATTAAAGCCGCTATTGAGGCTGATAAAACACTAAGCGGTGCAGTGCAAACTTTAAGAGTTGTGTCTGCATCACCAGGCACAATAACATCCGCTAGTATTGATTACCTAAGTTATCAGTACGCAGTAGAGTTGATAGGTTAGCGAAAGGAAAAATATGGCCATATTTATGGGTAATAAAGTAGCAGTCATTGTAGGTACATCAACCATATCTTCATTTGTCAGCACTGTAAGTCTTAACCGAGAAGTCGAAGCTGTAACTATTACAAGCATGAATGATACTGTGCAGAATATGATTGGTGGCGTTGAAGTGTCATCTCTCAGCATGGAAATATTCAATGATTTTGCGGCAGCCTCAGTGAACAGTCTTTTTGAAGATGCAATTGGGTCTAAACTGGCAATCAGATTGATACCAGTAACCGGTACTGTTACAGCTACAAATCCAAGTTATTCAATGTCATGTTTGATTACTCAATGGACACCCATTTCAGGATCAACAGATAGTGCAATGACGGCAAGCGTGACTTTTCCAGTTACAGCTTTGACAAAAGCTACAAGCTAATAAGAAAAGGTGGGACATGCACAAGATTGAAATAACAAAGAAAGACGGCAAAAAGATTGCTTATGATCTTACGCCATCTGTCAAAGTGGCCTTTGAGGCTGAGTTTAAGACAGGATGGCGTAAGAGATTAGGCGAGCTACAAATGGAGTCTGATTTGTGGTGGCTTGCTTGGAAATTGGAAAAAGATCTAGGCAAGACTGAACTAGCTTTTGGTGATGATTACATCAATCAATTTATAGATGTTGATTTGTTGTATGAAGCAAAAAATGGCTAGACCGACATGGACAAATTTGGGAAGTCGCCGCCATTTCGGTCAGCACCGGTATCAGTCCTAAAGATCTTTTAGAGGTTGATCCCGCTGTGTATATGGCGATTAAAGCAATATTGCAAGAACAGGCTGCAAAAACAAAAGGGACAGTCAGGCGGAAATAGTGGCACAGCTTAAGTCAGATAGATCTCTCAAAGCTGTTTATATTAAAGATTTAGATGCGATCATGAAAAAAATTGAAGAGGTTGATCCTGACACGCAAAAAATATTTAAAAAAGAATTGCGCAAACAAATAAAGCCTGTTGAAAAATTAGCCAAAAGTTTCATACCATCTGAGGTGTTTCCGGGCTGGAGAGACACAAAGCCTTATTACCCTACAAATTGGGGATGGGCTTACGATCAAGACCATAGAGGCCGTACTTATGGAAAAACAAATCAGTCAAGATGGCAATGGTCACAAGCGGATGCTATTGCAGGCATACAAATTACAAGTGCAAAAGTTAAGCAACAAAGGGTCAAAGGTGCTACTTTTTCTGTGACGGCTTTAGCACTGGTAAATAAATCAGTGCCCGGAATAATTTTTGAATTGACAGGCGGTGGCACTGCTAGGAGCAGGGGTAAGACAAGGCGAGTAAGCCGCAACCCTAATGCTAGTGAAGGTTTTATCCGCAAAGTGTCACAAGCTCATGGTGCAATTGCCGGTGATGGTAAAGGCAAAAGAGTCATTTACAAAGCTACAGCCGAAAAGGGCGCACAAGCAATTGCCGGCATTGAAGCCACCATAGATAAATATTTGGGCAATAAGTTTAGAGGCAACTAATGGCACTAAGTCAAAATGTTGTAATTAACTTTCTCACAAAATTTGATAAAAAGGGTTTGCAAAAGGCGACAAAAGAGCTAAAAGGGTTTGACAAATTCATAGCCTCTAGCAAGTTTGCATCAAAAGCCGCCTTAGTTACCGCCGGCATTGCCGCCGCAGTAGCTTTAGAAAAACTGGCAAGATCTTCTGTGCAAGCTGCACTTGAGCAAGAAAGACTTGATAAATCAATAGAGCAATCTCTTAGTTCAATCAACGAGCTTGGTTCATTAGGTAGTGTCAAAACATTTATTACAGATCTACAAACTGCAACAAATATTACTGAAAATGAATTAACACCGGCCTTAAATGGTCTAATTATTTCAACCGGTGATTTAACTAAAGCTCAAAGTTTATTGGGTACGGCAATTGACACAAGTAAAGGCTCCGGCATTGATTTATTGACAGTCTCAGATGCCTTGGCCAAAGCCAATAGAGGTAACTTTAAAGCTTTAGGTCAGTTAGGACTTGGATTTGATGCAGTGACAGCCAAAGAGATGGGCTTGGCTGACATAACAGATTATTTAACTCTTAAGTTTGGCGGTGCTGCAGCGAGAGCCACTGACACTTTTGGGTCAAAAATAGATGACCTAAAGATAAGTGCAGGGGAAGCTCAAGAAAACTTAGGTCAAGGTTTTATTACAGCTGCAGAAATTATTATTGGTAGTAGTAATGCGACAGATGTCTTTGGTGCAAAACTTGAACAATTAGGATTAAATGGCGGATATATTGTTATTGCATTAGCTGACAGTATAAACAAAATACAAGATGCCTTGAGTGGTCTTGCCAAAAAAATAGATAGCAACCCAATTCTAAGAAACATTTTCAATTTTCAAAACATCCCCATATTGCCTGGCTTGATTTCTGGTCTAGGACTTTTAGCGGATGAAGGCAAAAAAATTGCTGATAACGCAGAAAAAGCTGTTGTCCAAACCGAAGAACAAAAAGCCGCTGCTGAAAAATTAGCGGCATTGCAAGCCAAGTTTGACAAGTTTGCTGCTGCCGCTTTAGACAAACAAAAGAAACTAACAAAAGAAAAAGCTGCTCAAGCTGCACTAGACAAGAAAAAGGCAGAGCTTGAGTCCATGTTTGACATGGACAGGATAAACCTACAAGCTGCCTTAAGTCGCAAACTAAGTGCCGAAGATGAGCTGCGTGTAAAGATCTTGCAAAAGCTAAGAGATGGCACAAAAGATGCCGTTGATGAAGCTCAAAAATATGCGGATGTTTTGCTTGTAATTAAGGATGGCCAGATCACTACTGCAGAGGTTGAGATGTTGGCTCAAAAATGGAATATGACCAACGCCGAAGTTTTGCTATATTTGCAGGGTTTGTTCATGGCTAATGAAGAATTGAAAAAAATGCTTGGGTTAGCTAAAAGTATTAAGAATGAAATAACTGCAACCGCTTACCCAACCGGTGCCAGCATGGCTGAGTTTAGAGCTTACAAAGCCGGTGAGATTGCCAGTTCATCAAGCTCTTTACAAGCTGTCGCAACTACTTACCCTACAGGTGGCGGCATGGCTGAGTTTGCAGCTTATAGAGCCGGTGAGCGTGCAATGGCAGATGGCGGCATTGTTACTAAACCTACAAGAGCTTTAATTGGTGAAGCAGGAGCTGAGGCTGTAATACCATTAGACCGCATGGGTAGCATGGGCACAAGAGTTACTGTCAATGTTGCCGGCTCAGTTATTTCAGAGGGTCAATTACAATCAGTAATTCAAGATGTTTTGTATAACCTAAACCGCACTGGAGCTGTAACTCAATTAAGTAATCTAGGTAGATAATGCCAGCGGCAATATTTAAAGCTGAGATTGACTTTAGCAATGGAGCAAGTTTTGATCCGGCTCTTGTACTTGATGACCCTGCCACACCTTTGGATGTTGCAATACTTGGTACCGCTGCAGCTGACATAGTAGATATAACAGACTTTGTAACACAGTGCTACATAAGGCGTGCTTTTAACAGATCCTCTGACTCATTTATTGGCGGCAGTGCCAAGATTGTTTTTATAGATCAAACAGGTCAATTTAATCCTGCCAATACCTCATCATCCCTGTTTGGCAAAATTAAACCAATGCGTAAAATCCGTATGACTGCAATTTACAACAATATAAATTACAGCTTAGGATCTTTTTATGTGCAAGAGTGGAATTATCAAAGCCCAACAGGTTTTGATCCGGCTTATGTAACCCTAAATTGTGTTGATGGTTTTCAACTTTTGAACCTAACTACAATTACCTCAGTCAGCGGTGGTACTGCAGGGCAAACTACAGCTCAGAGAGTCAGTAGTTTGTTGGATGCCGGAGAATGGCCAGGCGGTATGAGAAACATTTCTACAACTGCAACTACTACTGTCCAGTCAGACAGTGGCAACTCAAGATCTTTGTTGGCAGCTCTGCAAGAATTAGAGCAAACTGAGGCCGGAGCTTTATATGTAGATCAAAGAGGCTTTGTTAAATTTATGTCAAGATCAGACATTATTACAGCATCCGGTGGCACCTTAACACAATTCTCAGATGTGCCATTGTCCGGAGATATTACTTACCAAAAGGTTGAGTTTGACATCTCTGATTATCAAATGATTAACAAAGCCACAGTCACTCCTGCAGGTCTATCTGGTCAAACTGCCAGTGACACTACAAGTATTGATGACTATTTTCAACACAGCCGGGTCAGATCAGGCATCATGCAGACTGAGGCAGATGCTCTAAATCAGGCTCAAATGATTATTGCCTCAAGAAAAGAACAGGGTGTTAATATACAACTTAACTCATTAACCATTGATGCCTATAGTCAAGAGGATCCGGCAAGAGTAACTGCAGCCTTAGATCTTGACATTTTTAACCCTATAGAGGTCACCCAAACCTTGCCTGCAGGCAATGTAGTCAGTGATAGCGTTATAGCCGGCGTGCAATATCAAATCACCCCTAATTCTTTTCTTGTAACATTTTCATGTGCTCAACCCTTTGCCGTTGGTTTTTTGCTAGACTCAGCCGTTGATGGATTATTAGATCAAGATATTTTGACTTATTAGGAGACTTTGATGGCAACCTTTAGCACCGGCCAAGTCCTTACGGCCGCACAAATGAACAGTATAGCAAACTTAACTGTAAGAACTGTGACCAGTGCATCAGACACTTTTGTGCTCGCAGATGCAGACAATAAAATTATTACATACTCAAACACAGGCACTACAACAGTCACAATTCCACCATTTAGCTCAGTTGCAATGACAACCGGAACAGTAATCAATCTTATTAAAATTGGTAGTACTGGCACAATTACGATCACTCAAGGAGCAGGTGTTACAATTGCATCAAGTGGTGCAATATCAACAAGCCCAAGCATAATAAAAACTTTTGGTGCCGCATCATGTATTAAAGTAAATACAGATAGTTGGTATGTGGTCGGCCGATTGGTTGAATAACAAATGAATATTTTGGGAATATTGGCGCAACCAAGTGTGCCACCTGCACCACTCACTATAACTGTTGATTATCTAGTTATTGCAGGCGGTGGGTCTGGTGGTGGTGGTGCTAATGGTGCAGGCGGCGGTGGCGGTGCAGGTGGGCTTCGTTCTACTGTAACTGTAAGCGGTGGCTATCCAGGTACTGTTGAGACTGCTTTAACTTTAAATACTAATCAAAACTACACAGTTACTGTTGGTGCTGGCGGTGCGTTTGCTAACAACACTAGGGTAAGCGGTAACAATTCAGTATTTTCAACAATTACATCAACCGCTGGCGGTGGTGGCGGTGCGAGAACTGCGAGCAATTTTGATGGTGCGCTTGGCGGTTCAGGTGGTGGCGGTGCAGGTGATGACACTGCTAGAGGTGGTGGCAATGGAACTGCCAATCAAGGTTTTGCTGGCGGTCAAGGTGGCGGTTCTAGTATTAACTCAGGTGGTGGTGGTGGTGGTGCAAGTGCCGTTGGTACTGCTCGTTCAGGTAATAATGCAGGAAATGGCGGTGCTGGTCTTGAAATAGGTATCACTGGTACAGGCGTTTATTATGGCGGCGGCGGCGGTGGCGGTGCGCAAGATGGCGCAAGTGGTGGTTCACCGGGTGCAGGCGGCGGCGGTCAAGGTGGTAACTCTAGCAACAGCTACAAAGGCGTTGCGGGAACTGCAAACACTGGCGGTGGTGGTGGTGCAGGCGGTAATCCTGGAGGTAGTGGTTCGGGTTCAAATGGCGGTTCAGGTGTTGTAATTTTGCGTTATCCTGACACTGTTACAATAACTTTTGGTGCAGGTGTAACAGGTACTGAAAGTGCTGCAAGTGGCGGATATAAGCGAGCAACAATTACAGCTGCAACCGCAGGAAATGTGAGTTGGGCATAATGGCACATTACGCTTGGTTGGATGAAAACAACATTGTTGTAAATGTAACTGTTGGAGTTGATGAAACAGAAATCATCAATGGATTAGATACTGAAACATTTTATAGTCAAGCAACAAATTACACTATCAAACGCACATCTTACAATTCTAAAATTAGGGGCACATACGCTGGTATAGGATTTACCTACAATCCTGATGAGGATATTTTTGTAATTCCACAGCCATATCCATCTTGGACTAGAGAAGGTTCTTTTTGGATTGCACCAAAACCAATGCCTACTGAGGGCAAATGGTATTGGGATGAAGAAAATTTAATGTGGCAACAATTAGAGAATTAACAAGCCCAAATGGCTGGCCGTCTAGTGAAGACAGACAAGTCATAGGCATACAGTCTTTTTCTATACCTGGCACTAAGTTAAAGATCGCTTGTGCCAAAGATGTGGCACCAATACTTGTTGCATTTTGCAAAGAATTTAATGAGCTCGTAGAGCCAATAGATCAAGGTCAATTAGATGACTGGGGTTATGCCTTCAGAATGACCAGAGGATCTGACAAAGTATTAAGTAATCACAGCTCCGGTACAGCGGTAGATCTCAATGCTTTAAAACATCCACTAGGTAAGTCAAATACATTTAACAAAGAACAGTGTAATATAATCACATTACTAATAACTAAATATGGTTTGGCTTGGGGCGGTCATTACAAAAAGCGCAAGGATGAGATGCACTTTGAGATTAAGATGGACAAAGAGCAAGTCAAACAAAAAATTAAACAGTTAGGATTATGATGAAACTTAGTGCAAAACAAAAAGCAATTGTAAAATCTTATGTACGCAGCGTAGCCGCCGCCACTGTCACCACAGCTTTGGCTTTGATAGCAGATGTGCGCCCGGAGTTATCTATCTTGGCAGGTGCACTTGTAGCACCTTTGATTAGATATTTTGATGGTCAAGACAAGGCTTTTGGCCGCAACAGCGAATGAGTCCCAATGACATGGCAGCTTTGACAGTAGCATTGATAACAATTCTTGGCTCTTTTATTGCATCTATAAGATGGCTTGTTAAGCATTACCTGTCAGAGCTCAAGCCTGATAATAATGGTCAGCATAATCTTGAGGGTCGCATTGCTAGGATTGAAAATAAGCTAGACACGCTCTATGAAATCCTTATAACTAAAAACTAACCTGCATACCCTTCTCCTATGAAGAGCTGTGTTGTAGTGCCAACTAGGGGCAGACCTGAAAACATGGCTAGATTGGCTGCATCTTTTGTTGGTACAAATACAGCTGCAGATCTTTATGCTGTCATAGATAATGATGATCCTAAATGGAATGAGTACGCCAAAGATGACTCCTATGTTTGCATACCTGCAGAAAATAAAACAGGCGGTTGTGCACACGCTCTTAACAGTGCTGCAGAGCTTTTACTTGATTTTGTTAATTATCCTTTTTACGATTTGTACATTTTCATGGGTGATGATCACCTGCCTAGATCGACTGATTGGGACAAAGCTTTTACAAAAGCGTTAATGGGTAAAACCGGCATTGCCTATGGTAATGACCTACTACAAGGTCAAAACTTACCTACAGCTTATGCAATGACTAGGGATATTGTTGAAGAGCTAAGGGGCATGACCTTTCCAGGTTGCAAACATTTATATTTTGATAACTTTGTAAAGCAATTAGGCATTGACTTGGATTGTCTAGTTTATCTACCAGATGTAATCATTGAACATCTACATCCGGCAGCCGGTAAGGCTGAGATGGATGAGGGTTATATCAGGGTCAATCAGCCTAAATGGTATGAAGAGGATCTGCTCACTCTGCAAAAATATTTAAGATCTCAAGAGTATGCAGATCTTGTACATAAATTAAAATGAAAGTCCTAATTACCGGCTCACATGGTTTTGTAGGCAGAGCTTTTAGGCGTGCCTTACCTTATGCGGAATTAACTTTGGTAGATCTAAAGAATGGTACAGACTGCAGGGATTTTTTTAAGCTAGAAAAAAAACAATATGATCTAGTTATACATCTTGCAGCTATTGTAGGTGGGAGGCAACAAATAGAAAATGCACCTTTGAGCTTGGCCGTAGATCTAGCCATTGATGCTGAGTTTGCCAATTGGTGCATGGTTACAGAGCAACCCTATGTAGTTTATTTTAGCTCTTCGGCGGCTTACCCAATAGAGCTACAGACTTTATCTAAAAAACATAAGCTAAAAGAAAAAGACTTGAACTTTAAAAAAATTGGCGCACCTGATATGAGTTATGGTTGGGCTAAATTAACAGGTGAAACATTGATGAGTTACCTGCGAGAGTCTGGCACTCAGGTTTTAGTGCTGAGACCTTTTAGCGGCTATGGCACTGATCAAGATATGACCTACCCATTTCCATCAATTATACAAAGAGCAATACTTGGCTCAAATCCATTTGATATCTGGGGGCGTGCCACCACTACTAGAGACTTTATACATATTGATGATGTCGTAGATGCTGTTATCACAATGGTTCAAAACAATTGCAATCAAACAGTTAATCTTTGTACAGGTAGAGCTACTACTTTCCTTGAATTAGCTCAAATGGCTTTAAAGACTTTAGGTATAGACAAGATGCCTAAGTTTAATATTTTGTCTGATAAACCTGCAGGCGTGGCCTACCGGGTAGGCAACCCAACAATGATGAGTGATTACTACACACCAAAAATAAGTTTAGAAGAGGGCGTGCACCGAGCAATCTCAGGCATTTTGTGATTTACAATTAAGCCATGGCAACCACACGCAAACGCAAAAAGCCTGTACAAAAAAGGCGTAGGACTACTAAAGAGGCTGTACTTACCAAGTTAGATTTTTGGGCAATTGCAGCTAATGAGGTTTATATGGCTTGCCGTAAAGCTGGCATGGATGAAGGTACAGCTTTAGCTTTTGCAATGGATCGGTCAAGTTATCCTGATTGGATTGTGGACACAAAGGATCCTATAAAAAATCCGCTTGATGATTTTGAAGAGGATGAAGATTAAGCGAGACCGGTCATTTAATGCACGCTATCTGATCTGTTCAGATCTGCAGGTGCCATTTCAATTTGATGCTGCAATCTCCAATTTAAAAAAGTTAGTTAAAGCTTTTAAATTTGATTTAGTTTTGAATGTTGGTGATGAATTAGACCTAAACACAATTTCAAAATACAGCCAGGGTAAAGCTGAGTCATTTCAACAAACATTAAATGCTGACCGGGATCTTTGTAAAGATATTCTCTATGATTTAAAAACAGATGTAGTTTCAAGATCAAATCATGCTGATAGATTATTTCAAGCTGTGAGTCAGGTGCCCGGTTTAATGGCCTTACCAGAGCTTCAATATGAAAAATTTATGGGCTTTGATGATCTAGGCATCTATTACGCCAAAAAGCCTTATGAAATACCTGGCACTGACTTTGTGCTGTGTCATGGGGATGAAGGCAACCTCTCCAAGATCGGCGGCTCCAGTGCGTTAAACATAGCAAAAACCTGGGGGCGGTCTGTAATTGCTGGTCACTCACACAGAATGGGCTACACATGCCACTCAGAGGCCTTTGGAGGCCGATTACAGAGGGTTTTAGTAGGGATTGAGGTAGGACATACATGCAACATTTCTAAGATGTCTTACCTGGCAAAGCGCAATTATTACGCTAATTGGCAGGCTGGGGCTGTAATCATGACTGTCAAGCGTGGCAATCCTAGCTTTGAAATGATCCGCTTTGAAACAGACGGCAGCTTCACAGCTCTAGGTAAGGCCTTTGGGTAATTGCATTTGTCAATTGACTTTGTTTCGCTTGTTTCGGATGTTTCGCTTCACAGAGGACACGCACCTGTTTGCTAATTGCATTTGTCAGTGGGACATGCTTTAATTGCTTTTGTAAATCCATTTGAAGGGATGGGAATATGAACGCTACAGCTTATGCACAAAAAGGATGGTTTGTTTTACCATTAAAAAAACAATCTAAAGAGCCTGCAAGATTTTTGCGACATGGTTATTTAGATGCAACATTAGATCAAGCCAAGATTGATGAATGGTTTGCAGATCAAGAACTAAACATTGGTTTAGGTATCTCTCAATCAAGTTTAGTTGTATTAGATTTTGATGCACGCAACGCAGGTAATAATCCTAAATGGCTTGAGTTACTTGAAAGATGTTTTAGTTGCAACACACATGTAGTAGGCACTCATGATGGTTACCACATTTACTTTCATGTAGAAAAGCCTGCACAATTTAAAGGCAAAATAATCTCTGGCATTGATGTCAAACATAAAGGTTATGTTGTACTACCACCATCAATACATCCAACCGGTACTGCATACAGATTAGTAAATGATGTTGCACCTGTTGATTTACCAGATGACCTAAGAGAATTGATGACATGGTAATTGTTAAATATGACAAAGAAAGTGGGGCGTATGTTGATAGCAAACGCTCACACTTTGTCAAAGCTTCTCTGATCCGGGCATACGCTCATAAATCAATGGGCGCATCTCAGGTCAGGGGTAGGCTCTCAGCTGCAATGGTTGAGGGTTATTGGTTAGACAAGTTCAAGGAAGCGGTGAAATATGAGCTATGAAATATATGGATGGATGGTTACAGCGTGCTTGCTTCTCCTAGGCACACTGTTAGTGACTCTTACCTGGATTGTTGGAGTAGAGAATGGTTATGACAAAGGATTTAAAAAAGGTTATAGCCGGGGCGAAATAGATGCCAAAGCAAACTGGGATAAAAGAAAACATCAATTAACAGTTGATAATGAGTATTTAATGGGCAAGGTAGTTAATCTATTTGATAGAGAAAACAAATGATAGATCTAACTCAGTATGAAGATGCAGCCACATTAAACAGATGGTTTATCAATAACTACCCATTAGGCAGAATTGATTTATCAATAGCTGAAATCAATCTTGACAAAGGCATTGTCATATTTAAAGGCAGTGTTTATAGAGATGTAAATGATGCTGCTCCCGCTGTAAGCAATTATGCAAAAGGTGAGCGAGATGATTACCCGGCACACATGCGTAAATGGTATTTAGAGGATACAGCCACAAGCTGTATTGCTAGATGTCTTACATTGCTAAAAGGATCAAACAAGACCGCACCTAAAGAGTCAATGATGCGTGCAACCTCATGGTCTGTAGAGCCAAAGATTGCCTTAGATGAAGCCTTGAGATCTGACACAGCTGTAATGCCAGAGATTGTAATGCGTGAGGTAGGCACCTTGCCTGAACAAGTTTGTGAAGATGGTACTCGCATGAGATTTAAAGAGGGCATCTCTAAAACTACACAAAAACCTTTTAAGGGTTATGTCTGTGAATGTGGTAAAGGCTGCTCTCCTAAATGGGCATCTTTGTCAGCCAATGGCACCTGGTATTTCAAAGAGGTGGTAAGTGGGTGACATGGAGATGATTGATAAGCATGGGGTCAAAGCCACCTTTACAGACAGAGGTGTTGAGATTGACTTAGTTAGAGCTAATGAGCGTTGCATCCTTTGTAATGATCCAAGGCTTTTGCATGAGGGCATGACAAAGCTTTGCTTCTCTTGTGGGTGCAGGCAATGACATTTGACTACCATAAAGCCATGGCTGAGGGTCATGGCTACAATCATTATGTTGCAGATATATTGCGGCAGTATGGCGTGCCAAAGGTTGATGTACCGGCCTTTAGCATTGCTACAACGCATGATGCAATAAAAGATAAAACAGAAAATGAGAAAGACATTGTTGTCGATAACTTAATCCTTGAAGTAAAGAGCAGAGCTTTAAGCTTTAGGGATCAGGATGATTTCCCACATTCTTTGATCTTGGTAGATACTGTCTATGGTTTTGATCAAAAGCTTATTAAACCTTTTGCCTATGTGTACATGAGCCAAGTTACAAAAGGTATGTTTGCAATACCGGTATCAACTAGACAATTCTGGACAATTGCCACAATTTATGACCAAGCTAGACAGATTGAGGTTGAGTGTTACTTTGTTACCAAGCGGCACTGCAGGCCATTTTTAGAGCTTGTAGATGTACTATTGGAGCGAGCTGCTCAAGAGGCAGAGCCTACTTGTGAGTGAACCAATTAGATGTACAAAGTGCGGTCAGTGGGTTATGCCGGATCAATTGTGTTTGACATGCCGAATAGCTGAGAAGGCTCAACACGCACTTTACTAACGATTTGTAAAGGATGATTACCTATGTTAAATTTCAATCGCTTTGTTGGGGGCTTACACTGGAACTCAGTCACACCGGGTGTCAGACTCTCTTACCTACCTCATAGTTTTAAATGGGGGGGTAGGGGGGGCTTTCCTAAAAATCTAGTCTCCCAAGTGTCAATATTTGTAATAGTAGTTAATCTAATAAATATAAATCCTGTAAATGCTTTACAAAACAAAAGAACATATCAAATGGAATACTTAAAACAATTAGATCAAAGCCAAGATCAATACAGCTGCCTAACATCATTGATTACAATGGAAAATAGTAAATGGGATATTCGGGCTAAAAATGGTTCACATCATGGATTACCACAAGGCAGATCAGTTTATTTAGCTACAGCTACATATAAAGAACAAATCACCTGGCACATCAAATACCTAAAAAACAGATATGGGACTGATAGGTTTGGTGTAGCAAACGCCTGTGGAGCATGGTCTCATTGGCTTATGAAGGGATGGCATTGATAGATGGCAGATATAGATTGGGCTTATCAAAACAAGCTGCGTGAGCAATGGCTACTTGATAATCCAGATGCACAATACATAGGCTGGATGTCTATATGAAAGACACAGAAAAAATTACAATTGGTATCTGTTCACCGGGTTATGTAGTCACAGACTTTCTTACAAGCTTGTTAGATGTAGCTAGATCTCAAAAGCAATTGGGTCAATTTATATCATTGCAAGGATCAGGTGTTATTAGTCGCTTACGCAATCAAGTAGTTGCAACCTTTATGGAGAAGACTACAGATGATTGGCTATTGCAGATAGACACAGACCAACGCTTTACAGTTGATGATTTTAAAAAACTTGTAGCAGCGGCAGATGCCAAGACCAGGCCGATTGTGTCAGCTGTTGTACATGGTGGCTGGGATGTAGGCAAACCTTACCTAGAGCCGGTACCTTGCATATTTAAGATGGGTAAAGACAGTGGCTTATATGCGCTACATGATTATGAACCTGATAGCATTGTTGAGGTTGATGCAGCTGGGACAGGAGCAATCCTGGTACATAGATCCGTCTTTGAGAGGTTTCAAAAAGAAGCTGATCAAACACACCAAGGCAACAAATGGTGCTATTACCAGGATATGCCACTGCATAAAGAATGGATTGGTGAGGATTTACTGTGGTGCATTAGAGCTAAGAGCTTTGGCTATAAGATATACGCACACACCGGAGTGCAGATGGAGCATCAACGCAAACAATGGATTGGTAAAGTACAGCACACAGACTTTAAAAGGTTTAAGGATGTAAGACTACAAAGTGAAGAGGATCTAGATGGCGATAGTGACAAGCAAGGTGACAGTGACGACAACAAGTCAGTCAATAGTTAGTGTTGATAATGTAAGCCGAGATGTCAGGCTACATGCAAAGCATGAGTGTCATGTAGGCAATAGCGGAGTAACAGCGGCGAATGGTTATCAGCTAGACAATGGTGACAAGATACAGCTAACACTAGCTGAGGGTGAAGACTTGTGGGCAATTGCAACTACAGGCACCGGCACATTGAATGTCTTAGTATCTAAAATAGATTAAATGACAGCTGTTTTTTCCCGCCACGCACGCCTGCGGAATAC